TTTTGTTTAGCTTCATCTTTGTATTTTATTATTTTTTGTTTGTAAAATTTACCTAAAATATTATCGTTTAAGAATTTATCACTTTCTAGAACCTTTTTAGTAAATTGTAATTGAGTCTCGTAATAGGTCATCATTGTACGATTATAGCAAATATATACTATTTCTTTTATACAATCATCGTTTTTCCAATTTTTTGTTTCTTTGTTGCTTCCTGTGTACGTTAACCAATTACTTTCAACGTAATCTATTCTCTTGCGTTTATATCCCTTTAAAGGTGGTTTTGTGCGTTTATTAAGTAATATCTTTTTACCAATGTATGTTTTATCTTCAAGCTTATTATATATGCTGTAAACGATTCCAATGGCTTTTATTGGTAAGTCTGACCTTTGCTTTATTTCTTTTCCTTTATAATTCCACATAAATAAAAGTAAAAAAAAAGGTGCTAAATTAATAACACCTTTTTTGGTTAATAATTAAAATGGCATATCGTCAGCCACTTCTAAAACTTGTTCCGCTTGCTTTTCTGTTTTTTGTACAAAACTTTGTAAATCATCAGAAGCGTAATAAATTTTCCCATTTGCTACATAGCGTTTCTTTTCTTTGTTCTCTCTTTGCTCTTTGCTTTGTGGAATAGTGAAAGATACATTTTTACCGTAATTACCTTCTTCAAAAATTGAAAAGTTTAATTTAAGCTTTTTTAGCTCTTTTCCGTTTTCATCTTTTTTAGGTACTAATTCCCTTTGTGAGTTGTAGGTTAAAATACTTTCAAAGTATTGTGATAACTTTTTAATTTCTTCTAAATTCAACTCTACATCTCCTAATAAATAACTTTTGTTTGCACTCATAATTTCTAATTTTAATTTAATTGTTTATTTTAATAATTCTTTTGTCGCATTTGAAACCTTATACTTTTTTAAAACGTTTTCCATAGTACCACCACCTTTTAAATAAGCTTGTACTTTTGTAAATTCAGGCGTACCTTTATTTAACCATTCTAACTCTTTTGCTTGTGTTTTAGGTGCTTTTCCGTGGGTGTTTGTACTATCAGCGTCCTTTGTGTCGTCAATTAAAAACAAGCCATTTAAAGCGTACTTTCTTGAATAAGATGAACTACTACCAAAACTTTGAGCAATATCCATCCCTTTACGGTTTGGGTCTATTCCTGCCTGCGCCCTTGCTTCCCAAAAATTTTCATTACATTGCATAAACGCTGTTGATTCTACAAATATTAACCCTCCCAATTCTCTTATTTCGTCAGATAAAGTTAATGTACATTTATATTTTGCTAAAAGCGGCTTAACTGCTTCTAAAATATCCTCACAACTTCGGTAGTTGTATTTACCAAAATTATTTCTTTGGTTCTTTGGAGCTTTTAGCTCCGATTGAATTTCTTGTAATTCTTTCATTTTTATTATTGGTTTTTATTATTGGTTAATAGTTGTTGTAATAATCACTATTTATAAGAGCGACGGTGCATATAGTACATAATGCGATGAGTAAAAATCCTAGACTTGTCATAATTATTTAGTTTTATTATTAATTGTATTTTAAAAAATATACTATTTTATATTATATTAACTAATAGTTATACCTATTGGTTAATAGGTTTTAATTTGTGTAAATATACAACTTTTTTTTAATTAATTGAAACTTTTAAGTTTAAATAATTTTTTGTACCATATTTAGGTTCTTTAATTTGATAATTTATTTTTATATCCGTTAAATTAGAATCTTCTTTCAAATGGTATTCTATTTGCTTTTTTAGCTTTTCCCAAGCTGCATCGTTTATCATAATTATATGGGTTTATTATTATCCAAACCATTTAGTGCCTGCTGAATTAATTCTATTTCAATTTCATATTCCAACATTTCTAATTTTTTTGATAACCAAATGTTATCAGTTGCATCTGCGTAATCTTGTAAAAATTTTAATTGATTTCTCATTTTGTTTAGGGTTTAAAGGTTTTTATACCATTTTTTAATGATTTTTAATGCTAGAAAATAAGAATGGTCTTTATTGTATTTTTTTGAAATTGCCTTTTTCATCTTCTTGTATGGATAGCCTTTAAATTTATTTTGGCAACCTATATTTACAATCAATCCATCAGAGCAACGATAGGCTGTGATTTTTTTAGTTGCCCCTATTCCTAAAATGACTAAAGATTGGTCAACTTCTTTTCTACCTACCCCTATGTCTGCGCCTTCTCGTATGACTGCGCCTGCTTTTATGCGTGCGCCTTCTCGTATGACTGCGCGTTCTTGTATGACTGCGCCTTTTCCTATTATTGCGCCTTCTCGTATGTAGGAGTTTTCTCGTATGATTGCGTTTTCTCGTATGATTGCTGTTTTTTCTATGATTACGCGTGCTTCTATATATGCGCCTGCTTCTATAATTACGCCCTCTAGTATATATGCGCCTTCTTCTATGTCTGCGCTAGGGTATTTTTTTTTGATTTGATTGTTTGTTAAATTCATTTTGTTTAATTGTTAAGCAAATATATAAATAATATTTAACTAAAACTAAAATTTTTTATACTTACTTTTTTATTGACTTACATATCCTACAAGTGTATTCTTTTTCAGCTTTTACTTTTAATTTATTTTTAGCTTCTTTTATTTCTTCAGGATTGTTTTCGTAAACAAATTCTTTTAAATTTCTTTTTGAGCTACATCCACAAATTTCGCAGTAAACAGTTGCCTTGCTTTTTAATTGTCCTATTGGTCTTTGAGTTGTCATATTTTTGTAGTTGTTTAATTATTACACTACAAAGGTAAAACTTTTTTTACTTATAAACTAATTTATTAACGTTTTTTTTAAATTTATTTTTAAGAGCAAAAAAAAGGGACTCAACTAAGAACCCCTTTTCAAACAAAATGATAAAAACAATACAATAATAAAAACAAAAATATTAATCTTAATACAAATATAAAACTATTATATATATTAAAGACTAAAATCAAATAAAGCTTATTAACATATTTATAAAAATAAGCATTGTTAATAAATAAAAAAAAACTTGTTAATAAATATAACCTATTTCAAAAAAATTTCTTGTAAATTTACCACATAATAAAACTAAAGCATTACTTTTTATATAATTGGCTTGTAATATTAAAAATATATATTTATCGAAAAATATTAGCAAAAACCTTATCAAAAAAAATTTACTTGTATAAAAGAGTAATTATGTTCTTTTAATAAATTACTTTATATATTTAGAAATTAATTTTCTTGCGAAACTTCTAAAACCAAGTACATCAATAACAATAGCTCCTAAAACATATTTATACCATTCAGGCAATTTATCTAAATTTTCATAAGATATACGTATATCATTAGAAAGGTTTATAAAATTACTTTCTTTAAAGGCAATTATAAAAGGTGTAATTGTAGCAATAAATACAGGTATTAAAAATAAATAAGTAATAACTTCGTCTTTAAAAGTTTCCGATTTTTGTTGATTAGTAATCAAATCTATTTGATTGTCAGAATCAGTATTTGACAATATTCTGTTTACTGTCGCCTTTGTTTGAGCTTCTACAATTTTAAACTGCTGTTCTTGTTTAGCTACTTTTAATTTATTTTTATTTAATAAAATTTCTTTACCAAAACCAAATATATTTTTAATGACTTCTAATATTACCATCTTAATTGGATTTGAAAAAATGTTAAATACAAATTTAATTCAGAAAAGTCAAACCCCTTTTCAGGCTCGTGGTGTTGAAAACCTAACATCAGTGCATTAGGTGCTAAAAGTATTAAATTTATTTCCATATTAATAAGTCCAAATTACGTTATTAGTTTTTTCTTTGTCGTCGTCTACGTGGATAAAAGTTTCAGCTACTCCAATACGGTTAAAACCAACTAAAATAAGAGCGTTTAAGACGAAAAAACGTTCTTTACTACTATTTACACGAATATCAACCGCCAAACCCTTAAGATGGCTAGAATTAGCTACTCCTCCGATTTTAGCATTATGTTCTTTTGTTCTATAAGCCGAAGTAATAATAAAAGGTATATTTGCGTATTCTCTTGCTTTGTCTAATTTAGCAAGAAAATCAATATCCATATTTTCTTCTATTTCCTTAAAGTATTTGCTCATATAGTAAAAATTTTAAATTTATTTATTTTTATTCATTAAGTACCATTTTTGCAATGTATAACCAATTACAACAACAGTAAGCAATATTTTTAAACCTATTTCTATTTCAGCAAAATTCAAAGCCATTGCCAAACCATTTAAACCATATATTTTCAAATCAATTAATTTCATTAGAATTTATTTTCTTGGTAGTTAATACCTGCAAAAGAATGAAA